CGAGGGCGGCGGTGGCCGCGAGGGCGAGGAGCACGCCGACCCCGAGCGCAGCCTGAACGGCGCCCAGGTCACGTCGCTCCTGGAGGTCGTGGCCCGGGTGGCCCGCGGCGAGCTCCCGCGCGACACCGGCGTGGCGATCATCGTGGCCGCGTTCCCCATCAGCACGGACCAGGCCGAGCGGATCATGGGCACCGTAGGCCAGGGCTTCACGCCCACGGCCACCGAGCCGCCCGCCCCGGCACCGGCGCCTGGAGGTGACGAGTGACCCCGGAGGAAGCCCGCCGCCGGATGGTCCAGCGCAACCGCCGCCCTGGCCGACCGCCCCGGTGGCAGACGCCGGACTCCGTCGAGCGCGAGTACGTGCGCGAGCTGGAGGCCATCGCCGACGAGATCAACCACGAGATCGAGCAGAACCTGCTGGGCGTGATCGACGACCTGGTAGCCTCGCGAGACCGGGACCGCGGCGACCAGCGCCTGGACGAGGGCTGGGCCGAGCAGCTCCGGGAGATCATCGACCGTACCGAGGTGGCCGTGTTCCGGCAGCTGGACCAGCGCCGCCTCCGTCGCCTGGCCAGACAGTACGGGGAGCGCACCGCTCAGTTCAACAAGCGGCAGGCCACGCGCCTGGCCGAGGCCATCTTTGGCGTCGACGTGACCCTGGACGAGCCGTGGCTGCGCGACGACCTGGAGGCCTTCGCCACGCAGAACGCTAGCCTGATCCGGGACGTGGGCGAGCAGCAGATCAACCAGGTGTCGCGGATCACGAACCAGGCCCTGCTTGAAGGTAAGACCAACCAGGCCATCGTGGCCGACATCCAGAAGCGCCTGGACATCGGCAAGCGACGGGCGCGCCTGATTGCCCGTGACCAGGTGGCTAGCCTGAACGCCAACCTGACCAAGGAGCGCCAGGGCAACCTGGGCCTGAAGCGCTATCGCTGGCGAAACTCGGACGACGAGCGCGTGCGTGGCAACCCCGACGGCAGGTACCCGGACGCCGTGCCTAGCCACTGGGATCGCGAGGGCAAGGTGTACAGCTGGGACAACCCTCCCAGCGACGGACACCCGGGCGAACCGATCCTATGTCGCTGCTGGGCCGAGGCGGTCCTGGAAGACCTTGATCCCGACCAATGATTGGACTGATTGACCTGAATGTTGTACCATCTGGCCTATTGCTGAGGAGATCAACTGCATGACCGAGGTCCTGCGCTACGACCGAGGCGACCTGAAGGGGTCGTCCACCCGCACCGACGAGGGGTACATCCGAGCCGACGCCGTAGTCACGCGCACCGGGGTGTTCACGTACCGCAACGCCGACGGCTCGATCCGGCGCGAGCTGCGCCACCCCGACGAGGTATTCAAGCAAGACAGCCTCAGCACCCTGTCCATGATCCCCATCACCGACGGCCACCCGGCCGAGCGCCTCGTCAACGCCGACAACGCCCGTGAGCTGACGGTCGGCCACGTGGGCGAGAACATCAAGGTGGATGCTCCTCACATCATGGCCAGCCTGGCCGTGACCCATGCCGACGGCGTGGAGAGCGTGGACCTGGGCAAGCGCAGCCTTTCGCTCGGGTACAAGGTGGACCTGGTGAAGGAGGATGGCATCTACAACGGCGAGCGGTATGATTACCGACAGACCAACATCCGTTACAACCACCTGGCCCTGGTGCCCCGTGGCCGCGCTGGTCCCGAGGCACAGTTAAACCTGGACGAGGCCGACGGCGTTCAGGTCGACCACGACGACACCGAGAGGAACGACGACATGACTACCAAGACCACCGACAACCTGCGCACGGTCAACGTGGATGGCCTGGAGTACCCGGCTGCCCCCGAGGTGATCAAGCACCTGGAACGTGAGACCGCGCGCGCCGACCAGGCCGCCGACCAGCTGGAGCAGGCCAAGGCCGACGCCCAGAAGGAGAAGGCCCGGGCCGACTCGCTTGAGGAAAAGCTGGAGCAGGCCACCAACGACGAGGCCATCCAGGCCAAGGTCCAGAACCGCGTGGCCCTGGAGCGCAAGGTCCTGGATGCCATGGGCGAGAAGGTGAACGCCGACGAGCTCAGCACCAAGACCGACCGCGAGCTCCAGGAGATGGTGGTCAAGCACTTCAGCCCGAAGGCTAACCTGGACAACGCCGAGGACACCTACGTCGCGGCCCGGTTCGACCACATCATGGAGGACCTGCCGGAGAAGCGCTATGACCGTGCCGCCCAGAAGCAGACGGCCGCGGTGAACCGTCCGACCGGCGACGGCGACCAGGACCGCTTCGACGAGGACGACGAGAAGCGCAAGACCATGGACGCGATCAAGAACCAGCACAAGCAGCGCGGCGATCGCAAGCAGAAGTATGACGCCTGAGCCAGGCGCCACCTTGAGCGACGGCCGGTAACGGTCGCCTGATGAACAAGCCAGACGAGGACCAACGACATGGCACAGACTGATCTTGATACCTACGGGTTCGAGCTGGACGTGGCGCAGGCCGGCCAGCTCGCCGACATGGGCCTGGACCGCCGCGTGGACAGCTTCGCCGCCGAGGCCGAGGTGGCCTTCGGCCAGGCCGTCAAGCGCGGGACCGACCCCGAGAAGCAGTGCGAGCCGATCGACGACGCCGCCGACGCTTTCCTGGGCGTGGCCCTGTTTACCCACACCCGCGAGCAGGGCTTCGACCGGTCGGCCACGCCGGCCAGCACCGGCTCCAAGTACCTGGTGAGCGACACCGTCTCGGTACTGCGCAAGGGCCGCGTGTACGTGAATGCCGCGGGCGAGGTCAACCCAGACGACGATGCCTACGTGGACCCGGCCACGGCCGAGTTCACCGCGAGCTCCACCGAGACGGTTGGCCCCGTGGGCAAGTTCCAGGGCAGCCTGGCCGACGGTGGCCTGGTCGCCGTGGACATCTTCCGCGAGTAACGTCGGCGCTCCCGCGTCGTTGACAGCCTGACCGACATCGAGGACAACGAGGACATCGAGGACAACGAGGACCAATATCATGACCCAGACCTACACCAACCTTGACGAGGCCAGCGGCCTGTTCTTCGAGCGGGAGCTGGAGCACCGGAAGGCGCAGACGTATGACGTCGTGCGCGCTCCCCTGCGTGCCTTCACGCTGATCCCGGTCGATAACTCCGCCGGCCCGGGCGCCGAGTCCATCAAGTACGAGCAGTACGACTCCACTGGCCTGGCGAAGATCATCGCCAACTACGCCGACGACCTGCCGAGCGCGGACGTCAAGGGCAAGGAGTTCGTGGCGCTCGTCAAGGGCATCGGCAACCACTTCAGCTACTCCGTCCAGGAGATTCGTGCCGCCCAGCTGGCCGGCAAGAGCCTGGACCAGCGAAAGGCTAACGCCGCGGCCCGGGCGCAGCGCGAGCTGTGGAACCGGATCGCGTTCTACGGCGACGAGGAGCACAACCTGCAGGGCTGGCTCACCAACCCGAACATCCCGGCCGAAGCGGTCGAGGACGACGGCGAGGGCGGTGCTACCGAGTGGGATTCCAAGGACCCCATCCAGATCGTGCGTGACATGAACGACCTGGCCAACGGGATCGTGGATCGCACCAACGGGGCCGAGGAGCCCGACACCCTGGTCATGCCGATCAAGCAGTACACCAAGATCGCCACGACCCGGATGGACTCCGGTACCGACACCACGATCCTGCAGTTCTTCCTGCAGAACAGCCCGTTCGTGAACGAGGTCCTGTGGGCCAATGAGCTCAAGGGTGCCGGCGAGGGTGGCAGCGACATCATGATCGCCTACGAGCGGTCGGCCGACAAGTTCACCCTCGAGATGCCGCAGATGTTCGAGATGTTCCCGGTGCAGGAGGTCAACCTGACCTACAAGACGCCGTGCCACAGCCGCATCGCGGGCGTGATCATCTACTACCCATTCAGCCAGGCGATCGGCGAGGGCATCTAAGCCCCGCCGGTCTCCGGGCCGTAGGACGAACCGCAGCTCAACATTGAACGAGGAGCCGACACCATGGCACTGGTAATGTACAACAAGCCCAACGTCTTCAAGGCCAAAGGCGTCACCCTGTTTCCCGGGAGCAATCGCGTGGCCGACGACAAGCTGGCCGCGTTCCTGAAGCACCCGATGGTCAAGGCCCGCGTGGCCCGTGGCACGATCGAGGTCACCGACGCCGGCAAGGGTGGCACCGACAAGGAGCCGACCGCCAACGAGCTCGTGGCCGAGGCCAAGGCGTCCAGCAACGTCGAGCGCCTGCGTGAGCTGGTCGAGGACGACCGGGCCACCGTGCGCAAGGCCGCCGAGAAGCGCCTGGCCGAGATCGACGCCGCGGCCAAAGAAGGCGAGGGCGACGAGGAGTAAGCCGTGACCGTCAAGGCGAAGCTGCAGCTGGTAGCCCCGGAGCTCGACGCCCTGCCCACCGAGCGTGTGGACGGGGTGATCGAGCTGGCCGAGGATCAGGTGGGCCAGGTGTTTGGCCGCAACCGTGAGCTGGCCGTGGCCTACCTGGCCGCGCACATGCTGACGGTTGGCCAACGCGCCGGGGCCGGCGGCGCCATCGCCATGAAGCGCGAGGGCGACCTCCAGCTGCAGTTCCAGGGGACGGGCGACGACGCGGGCCTGGGCTCCACCAGCTACGGCCAGGAGTACCGGCGCCTGAAGCGTCTCCACGTGTTCGCGCCCCGGACGCGGGTGAGCTAATGGCCAGGACCACGCGCCACGGCCGGGTCAAGGAGATCGACCGTGGTTGGCGCCGGTTGGCTCGGGAGATTCCGGAGCTCAAGAACCGGAACGTGACCGTGGGTATCCAGCAGGGCGAGGCCCCGTATGACGACGGGACCAGCCTGGCGCTGGTGGCCCTGATCAACGAGCTGGGGACGGACGACGGGCGCATCCCGCCCCGACCCGCCTTCGCTCAGAACATGGACGAGAACCGGGACAAGTACCTGCGCCACCTGGAGCGCCTGCCGCGGCTGCTTGCCGAGGGCAAGACCACGGTGGACCAGCACCTGGATCGCCTGGGGCAGATGGCGGAGGACGACCTGCGAGCCACGATCGTGAGCCTGCGGGAGCCGCCCAACGCAGATAGCACGATCGACCGAAAGGGCAGCAGCAACCCGCTCGTCGAGGACGGTCGGTTGAACCAATCGGTCCGGTACAAGGTAGGGAGGCGGCGCTGATGTTTGGTGACTTCAGACGCGAGCTCGAGAGACGGCGCTACCCGGGCGGTGACCACTACCAGGGCGGCCGTTACGTCAAGCCCGAGCCCGAGGTGGGAACCATCCGGGCGTCGGTCCAGCCGGCGACCGGCAAGGACCTGGAGCACCTGCCGGAGGGCCAGCGTGTGACCGCTGCCTTTCGCCTGTACGCGGACCCGGAGACGGACCTGCGCACGGCGACCGAGGGCGAGGACGGCCACCCGGCCGACACGGTGGTGCTGGAGGATGGCCTGGAATATGAGGTGCGGCAGGCGGCGCCCTGGCGTAACGGGATCATCCCGCACGTGCGGGCCCTGGTCACAAGGAGCGAGCCGTCATGATCCGGAACGCGCTCTGGACCTGGGTCAACGCCCAGACGCCCGATGGCGTGCGCACCATCTTCGCGCGGCAGGACGGCCAACGGCCGCCTCGGCCGTTTGTCACGCTGCTGGTTACGACCCGGCAGCGGCCCGAGCACGAGCACGTGGGGGCCACCAACGACCAGGGTGAGACCCGGATCACGGCCAACCAGTCCGTGACCCTGCAGATCCAGGCCTTCGCCCAGGCAGACGAGGAGCAGGGGCTGTCGGCCGGTGAGGTGGCCGAGGCCATCCTCCTGGACCTGCGCGACAGCCTGATGAAGCCCAGCGTGCGCGAGGGGCTGTCGGCCGAGGGACTCGCCTACGTGCGCGAGCTCCTGGCCCCGCAGGACGTGTCCGAGGTCTCGGGCAATACCTGGGAAGGTCGTGGTATGATGGACCTCGAGTTCCGGACCGTGGCCGAGGTCGTGGACGACACCGGGTTTATCGAAACCGTCGAGCTCACGGGCCAGGTTGGCGAACGTGAGCTCGCCGTCACAGCATCACTATCGGAGGACTAGGCCATGCCGCTTCGGGACATCATCGACATCACGATCAGCCGCGAGACCACGCCCGTAAGCCGCGTGGGCTTTGGCACCCCGCTCATCCTGGCCGAGGACGACTCGCTCGCCCCCGACCGCGTGCGCACCTACGGCGACATCGACGAGGTGGGCGAGGACTTTGACGAGGCTACCGACGCCTACCGGGCCGCACAGGCCGTGTTCCAGCAGGACCCCTCCCCGGGCCAGGTTAAGATCGGCCGAAAGGAGGAGATGGAAACCTGGACCGAGGCCCTGTCGGCCGTGCGCGAGGTTGACGACGACTGGTACGGGCTTGTCGCCCTGACCCGGGACGCCGAGGACATCGAGGCCCTGGCCAACGCGATCGAGGCCCTGCGCAAGATCTACGTGGCCGGTAGTGCCGACGAGGCGATCAAGGACGAGCAAGACGACACCGACATCGCGTCGACCCTGCTGGATCAGACGCTGGCTCGCTCGGGCGTGTTCTACCACGGTGAGGCCGCCGACGAGTTCCCCGACGCGGCACTCCTGGGCAAGCAGCTGCCGACCGATCCGGGCAGCACCAACTGGGCCTACCGAACCCTGGCCGGCATCCCTAGCGACTCGCTGAGCTCCGCGGAGTTTGCGGCCCTGGAGGACAAGCGCGCCAACTTCTACGTGACCGTGGCGGGCGTCAACGTGGTCCTGTTCGGCACGACCGCCGAGCCGGGTACCTACTTTGACATCATCCGTGGCGTTGACTGGCTGGAGCAGCGGATCGCCGAGCGCATCTTTGAGCGCCTGGCGAACGCCGACAAGATCCCCTACACCAACGCCGGCGGCGCGATCCTGGAGCAGGAGATCAAGACCCAGCTGGACATCGCCATCGAGCGCGGCGTGCTGGCGGCCGACCCGGCCCCGGAGATCAACGTCCCCGACGTGCGTGACCAGGACTTCAACGACCGCGCCAACCGCATCTTCCCGGGCATCACGTTCGAGGCGACGCTGGCGGGCGCCATCAACCGCGTGCGCATCCGCGGCACGGTCACGGTATAACCGAGGAGGCAGACGACCATGGCACTTCGCACCTTTGACTTCAAGGAGGTCGCCGTGATCCTCGGCGGCGTCCAGCTGACCGGCTTCATGGACGGGTCCGCCATCGAGCTGGAGTTCGACGAGCAGGCCTACAACAAGACGGTGGGCGCCGACGGCGAGGTCTCGCGCAGCAAGACCAACAACAACACCGGCAACCTGACGTTGCGCCTGCAGCAGACGAGCCCCAGCAACGAGATCCTGTCGGGGTACCGCCTGGCCGACGAGGCGGGCAACGCGGGTGTCGTCCCGCTCCTGATCAAGGACGCGAACGGCTCGACCCTCGTCTTCGCCCAGCACGCCTGGGTGCAGCAGTGGCCAAGCCAGGTCTGGGGCCAGGACATCGAGGGCCGCGAGTGGATCATCGACACGGCGCAGCTCGATCCGTTCGTCGGCAGCAACAACGCGAACGGTAACGGGGGCGATTGATGGGAATCCAGACGCACAAGAAGACGATCGACGGCCGGGAGTATAGCGTCACCACGTTCCCGGCCATGTACTCGCTCCGGCTCAAGACCAGCCTGACCCGGACGTTCGGGCCGGCCATCGTGGCCGCGCTGTCGCAGAAGGGCGCCAGCCTGAAGGACGTGATGGACGGTGACCTGGCCGACCTGAACCTGGAGCACGCGGTGCAGCTTCTGACTGAGAAGCTGACCGAGGACACGACCGAGGACCTGGTGAACCGGCTCCTGTCGCAGACCGTGGTGGGCAACCGCTCGGTGACCGATGCGGACGTCTTCAACGACTGCTTCGCCGGTAACCTAACGGCGCTGTACCGGTTGATCGGCTTCGTGATCGAGGTCAACTACGGGGGTTTTATGAAGGCGGTGGGCCAGGCCCCCGGCGGTACTGGGAGCCAGCCCGACAAGGACCGCGAGCCCGCCGCGAAGGAAAGCCAAGGGTAGGCCTGCCCGGCAAGCTGGACCCGGACCTGTCAGAGGAGTGGCCGGCCTGGCGCCTGGTGTTCGACGGCAAGGCCAGCCTGTACGAGCTGGAAACCCACTGGAGCCTGGACGACGTCGCCCGGGCCAACGCGTTGCTGGACGCGCAACACGCGCACGAGGAGGCGGTCCGCCAGCAGGAGGAGCTTGAACGGAAGAACCGGAGGGGGAGCAGAGGCACATGATCGTTCGCGAGTTTCTAACCTCCTTCGGGATCGAGACCGACGACCGGAAGCTGGAAAGCTTCGATCGTCAGATTCGCGACGTGCGCCGCAACCTCGTCCGCGCCACGGCGGCCGTAGCCGGCGCCAGCGCGGCGATCTTCGGCCTGGCTAATAGCTCGGCCAGGGCCGGCGACGAGATCGCTAAGAACGCGCGAGAGGCGGGCGTCCTTAGCGACACCTACCAGGCCCTGACCTACGGGGCCAACCTGTACGGCCTCGAGCAGGGCGCCATCAACTCCGGTCTCCAGGCCTTCAGCCGACGCGTGGGTCGAGCGGCGCGCGACTCAGGCCCTGCCGTGGAGGCCTTCCAGGAGCTGGGCGTCTCGGTGCGCGACGCCAACGGCCAGGTGCGCGACAACGACGCCGTGCTCCGCGACGTCATGGACGCGTTCGCCGGGATCGAGGACGCCTCGACCCGGACCACCATCGCCCAGGACCTATTCAGCCGCTCCGGTCGACGCATGACCCAGTTCCTGGCGCAGGGCAGCGGGGCCATCGACGAGTTCCGTGCGGAGCTCGAGGCCCACGGCGACCTCCTGGACACCGACGCCCTGGACGCCAGCGAGGCGTTCATGGACGCCCAGACCCGGATGCAGTCCGTGATCCGCGGGCTCAAGAACGAGCTGGGCATCGGCCTCCTGCCGGTCCTGACCGAGCTGATCGACGACACCCGCGAGTGGATCATCGAGAACCGGGAGCTCCTGCGCATGGGCCTCACGCGGTTCCTGCGTGGCCTGATCACCGTGCTCCAGCACCTGGGTCGGTTCATGGCGGGCGTGGCCAACGGGGCTAACAACGTGGCCGAGGCCCTGGGCGGCTGGGACCGCACGCTCCGGCTCATCACCACCCTGATCGGGACCATGCTCGCCTTCCGGCTGGTCCGGTGGTTTGGCACCCTGGCGCGGGCAATTGGCGCGGCAGGCGGCGCCATGGCGCTGCTGCGTGCGGCCATGATGCGCATCCCGTTCGTAGCCATTGCCGCCGGTCTCGCCGTGTTGATCGAGGACATCTGGAGCTGGGTCGAGGGCAACGACTCCGCGATCGGTCACGTGCTCGGCTCGTGGGATAACTTCAAGGCCAACTGGAACCAGCTCTGGGACGACCTGCAGAACAACCCGGCGCAGGTGTGGGAGGTTGTCAAGCTGATGGCCGCCGACGCCATGGCCGCGGTGTGGGACTCGATCCTGTGGTGGTGGAACCAGTATACCGACCTCATGGGCCGGGTCGAGGGCAAGTTCATCGAGGGCTTCCAGGCCGCGGGCGAGTGGCTGGCGGAATGGCTGAACTCGGTGCGCGATGCCTTCGTCGAGACGTTCGACCGGATTGGCGCCTGGCTGCGAGACTGGGCGGGTCGCATCCGCGACGGCATCACGGACATCATCCCGAACTGGATGAAGCGCGCCTTCGAGACCGGTACCAGCTGGCTGCCCGGGTTCGGTGGGGACGACGGCGGTAGCGCCGTCGTCCCCACCGAACCCGACCTGTCCCGGGAGCGTCGGTCCACGTCGGGAGCCGCCGGTGGCGGAGGCGACGTCAACGTGACCGTGGACGAGAACGTCAGCATCAACGTCCCGAGCGGCACCACGCAGGAGCAGGCTCGAGCCATCGACGAACAGGCCCGGGCCTCCATCCGCGACCAGTTCCAGCGCGAGATTCGCCGGGCCATCCTGGCGTTTCCGGAGGACTAGCATGGCGATCAGTGTACTATTCAACCTGTTGCAGCGAGGCCGGCGTGTGGCGATCGGCGACCTGCAGCTGGACGCGACCCTGGAGGAGCGGCACGAGTACGCCAACCAGGTGACGACCCACCCGGTCGAGACCGGCGGCAGCGTCGAGGACCACGTGTATCTCGAGCCCGTGCGCGTGCGCATCGAGGGCGAGGTGAGCGACAGCCCCGTGCGCATCCTGGGTGGCCTGGTTGGCCTGGCCGAGCGACGCCTCGAGGCGTGGGAGACCCTGCGCGACCTGGAGCGCTCCCGCCAGCCCGTGGCCCTGGTGACCGGGTACGACGTCTACGACAACATGATCCTGACCAGGCTGCTCACGCCGCGCGATCGTGAGACCGGGCGCCGGTTGCTGTTCACCGCCGAGTTCGTGCAGCTGTCGCGCGTGCGCACCGAGACCGTGGACATCCCGGCGGAGCTGGTGGCCGAGGCCCAGGCTGACCTGGCTACCAGCGAGCAGAATGCGGGCAAGCAGTCGACGTCCGCGGCCGGTGGGGCCGAGGCCGAGCGTGGCTCCAGCCTGCTGTTCGACGCCTTCGGGCTAGGGGGTGGTTGATGGCGCGCGTGATTCCCTGGCCTAGCGGGGCCGCCTGGCGACAGGAGCTGACCATCGACCGGCGCGTGTACAAGCTGCGCGCCCGGTGGAACACGTCGCGCGAGTACTGGTCGCTGGACATCCTGACCCGCAACGAGGAGCCCCTGGTGCTGGGTCGCAAGCTGGTGCTGGGGTGGCCGGTAACGTTTCGCGACCAGGACGAGCGCCTGCCACGAGGCCAGCTGATCCCCGTGGACCCGTCCGGGTCGCTGGAGCGCATTCGTCGTAACGACCTGGGCGACCGTGTCCAGCTCCTGTTCATCCCGGAGGCCGAGCTATGAGGCTGTTCGATCGGGTGGCCAGTGTCGAGATCGGCCGTGCCGGCGAGGAGGGCGTCTCGATCCGTGGCCTGCGTACCGCCTTTTCGGTGGTCAAGACCGCCTCGTCGCCGGCCAACACGGCATCGATCACGGTCTGGAACCTGGCCGAGACCACGCGCAACGAGCTCCAGGATGGCGAGCAGGTGGTTCGCCTGCGCTGCGGCTACGCCCAGGATGGCGAGGAGATCCTGTTCGTGGGCCAGGTCGATCGCGTGATCAACGGCCGTGAGCCGCCCGACGTGGTGACCCAGATCGAGTGCGCCGATGGCATCCTGGAGCTGCGCCAGGTTCGGGTCAGCGTCAGCCTGACGGCCGGCGCCTCGGCAAGGCAGGCCCTGGACCTGGTGGCCGAGCAGCTGGCCATCCCGGTGCGCCCGATCGACGCCGACCTGTCGGGAGAGTTCCTGCGGGGGTTCAGCTACTATGGTCGCGCCGCGGAGGCCCTGGACAAGATCACCCGCCGGTTCGACCTGGAGTGGTCGATCCAGAACGGGGAGCTCCAGGTGCTGGAGCGCGGGTCGACCACGCAGAACCTGGCCCTGGTGCTGTCGCCCGAGACGGGTTTGATCGGCAGCCCCAAGCGCCTGATCAGCGAGGGAGGCCAGCTGCTCGGCACCCAGGGGACCGAGCCGGGGTGGGAGGTCCTGTCGCTGCTGCAGCCGAAGCTGGAGCCGGGTGACCTGGTGCAGCTCCAGGCGCGAGACGTCTCGGGCGAGTTCCGGATCGAGCGCGTGGAGCACACGGGCGACACCCGCGGGCAGGACTGGTACAGCCAGCTGGAGGTAAGTGAGATTGAGTAACGGAAAGCCCGAGCTCGCGGACCTGCTCCTGCGAGCCTTTCGCAACAAGCTGGGTGAGGTCAACGTAGCCGTGCCCGGCATCGTGGATCGGTACGACCCGGCCGAACAGCGCGCCGACGTGCGCCCGACCATCCGGCGCGTGTACTCGGACGGCGAGCGCCTGGACCCGCCAGTGATCGTCGACGTGCCGGTGCTGTGGCCGCGCTCCGGTGGGGCCAGCCTAACGTTCCCGGTGCGCCGTGGTGACCCGGTGCTGCTGGTGGTGTGCGACCGGTCGATCGAGCGCTGGCTGACTCAGGGCGGCGAGCTGAGGAGCCCGGGCGATCCCCGGCGCCACAGCCTTGACGACGCGGTGGCCGTCCCGGGCCTGGTACCGTTCAGCGAACTGGACCCGGCCCCACCGGCCGACGACGTGCTGCTGCGCTTCAGCGGCAACGAGCTGAGGTTGTCGCCCGACGGGCGCACGATCCTGGAGACGTCGGACGAGCTGACCCTGGCCGCGGCCACCCAGGTCACCATCCGCGTGGGTGGCAGCACCATTACCGTGACGGAGGATGGCATCGACGTCGACACCACCGGCAACGTGACCGTCTCCGGGATGAGCATCAACCTGAACTAGGAGGCCACCGTGGGAGTACCCGTGGGCCGGATTGGCGACATTGGCGTGGGGACCTGCTCCGCGCACGACAGCACCAAGAGCGTGGTGGTGACCATCGCCACCGGCGCCACTACCGTGTTCACCAATAACCTGGGCACGGCCACCCTGGTGTCGGTGGGCCTCAGCAGCTGCGGGCACGTGGCCTCGGTGATCACCACGTCGGCCACGGTCCTGGCGGAGAACGCCGGGGTCCATCGCGTCGGTGATACCGGCCAGCTACCCGGTGGCACCTATACCCTGAGCCAAGGCTCGCCCAACGTCCTGGCAGGAGACTGAACATGCCGCACCCCGACTCGGTCCTGGACCCGGCCATTGCCGACTTTCGCCAGGACTTCTACGACAAGCTGGCCGACATGGAGGCCTACACCTACGACGAGAGCGAGCAACCCGGTGCCGGGGGCACGGGAACCGCGGGCATCGAGGAGTACCAACCGTTCTGGCAGGCGTACAGCGACGCGATCGTGGGCTACCTGGCCGGGTCGGTCGACCGTGAGACCATCAGCGACTTCCTGATCGGCCTGTACGTCTACCTGTTCAACCTCAAGGCCAAGGGCCGAGGCAGCCAGGCGGTGGTCGACGACAGCGACGCCGAGGTGATCTTCGACCTGGACGGCCTGGTGGCCGACGTCCTGGCCTACCCGATCGACCACTACGACGACTACGAGCCGGACCCCGACCCGCAGGACCCGGAGACGAGCGACTCGGCGCCCAACCTCGAGGCGGACACGAGCCGCGCCCAGGCCGCGTTCGAGCCCGATCGTGGGGCTATCCCCAGCCTTACCTCGACCTACGCGCGAGAGGCGAGCTCTGGCGCGGTCCGGGACGTGTACTCGGGCGCCGAGCCACCGACCGACCAGCTGCCGCCCCAGGAGGCCTGGGACCAGGTGTTCGACCAGCTGAACTGGGAGTGGGCGTTCGAGGTATTTGACATCGACCTAGACCTGCCCGAGCGCCCGGAGGACTAGGCCACGGTAAATCAATGGAGAGGCTGCCCGCTTGGTGATACGATTGGGCAATTAGAGGAGTAACGCATGGCTGACCTGGAACTGGACCCCAACACGCATGACCTGGTGCTGCGACGCTTCGACCTGGCTCTGGTCGACGGTGGGGCCCTCATCGTCCAGCGAATCAAGCAGCGCCTGCTCCTGTTCCTGGGCGAGTGGTACCTGGACACCGAGGCCGGCGTGCCCTGGTTCCAGGAGATCCTGGTCAAGGGCGTCGATTTAGCTCGCGTGGAAACGCTGCTCAAGCGCGCGATCGTGGGTACGGACGGGGTAGCCCGGCTGACCTCGCTGGACCTGGACTTTACGCCCGAGCCCCGACGCCTGCTGGTTTCCTTCCGGGCCGTGGGCGAGAACGGCGAGGACCTGGTGGTGGAGGGCTTTGAGCTGTGAGCGAATACGGGTTGACCGAGGAGGGCTTCCGCCGGAAGCGCCTTCCCGACATCAAGGCCTCGCTGGAGCAGGCCTTCCGCGACGAGTTCGGTAGCGACCTGGACCTGCGCCCCGAGAGCGTGTTCGGGCAGCTGATCGGCGTGCTGGCAGCACCCATGGCCGAGGAGTGGGAGGAGCTGGAGAACGTCTACCACAGCCAGTATCCGGACTCGGCCGAGGGGTTCAGCCTGGATGGCGCCGCGTCCCTGACCGGGATCACCCGCCAGGACGCCCTGGCCACGACCGTCCAGGCGGTGGTCTACGGTGAGCACAACACCACCCTGGGATCGGGCAGCGAGGTCAGCCAGGCCGAGACCGGCGACGTCTACCGTCTGGCCAACACCACTACCATCACGCGCAACGCGGTCGTTGATGCCCTCATTGAGGTTGACCCGGTGGAGGAGGGTGACTATACCTTGACCGTGGGCGGCATCGACCACACGTACACCGCGGGAGCCGGCGACGACGAGGCCGACATCCTGGCGGGGCTGGCCGCGCTCGAGATCGACGACGTGACCCTGGAGGTGGTGGACGGCCAGCTGCGTTTTACGGTCGACAACCTGGCCGAACCGGTTGAGCTGGCCGTGAGTGCCAACCTGGAGCTCGTGGAGCTGGGATCGCGGGCCAACTTCGAGGCCGTCGACCTGGGCGCCCAGGTGGTGCCTGTGGGCACCTTGACCGAGATCGAGACGCCCGTGGGTGGCTGGGACCGAGTCGACAACCTGGTCGAGGGCGTCACGGGCCGCGACCGCGAGACCGACGCCGAGCTGCGCGCCCGCCGCGAGCAGTCGATCCGGGTGGCGGGGGCCGCCACGGTCGAGGCTATCCGTGCGAACATCCACGAGCTGGTGGCCGGCGTCACGGGCGCCACCGTGATTGAGAACACGTCCCTGACCGAGGACGCCGGTGGCAGGCCCGGCAAGTCGTTCGAGCTGGTGGTCAGCGGTGGCGACGACCAGGAGATCGCCCAGCAGCTGTGGGAGCTTAAGCCCGCGGGCATCGAGACCTTCGGCCAGACCGAGGTGGTGATCACCGACAGCCAGGGCTTCGAGCAGCTGATGAAGTTCAGCCGACCCACCGAGCGCTTCATCCACGTCGAGGTCGAGCTGACCCTGACGCCCGAGGAAACCTTCCCGTCGGATGGTGCCATGCGGGTGGCCGAGAACATCCTGGCCTTCGGCGAGAACCTGGACGTGGGCGAGGACGTGTTCAGGCAGCGCCTGTTCCGCCCCATCTACGAGGTGCCCGGGATCGCGGAAGCCACCCTGCGGATCGCGGCCACGGCCGACCCCGAGGATACTCCCAGCTTTGCCGAGGACAACATCGCGATCGACGACACCGAGATCGCCATCTTTGACCTCGACCGCATCGAGGTGACGGTGACATGATGGACTTTGACGAGGAACCGATCGACCGTGCCGAGCAGGCCCTTCGCCTGCTGGTCGAACAGTACCGCGGCAGCGAGCGGCTCCAGGGCCTGATCCGTGCGGTGGCCGAGCGCCTGACCGAGGTCGACGAGGCGCGCGTCCAGCTGCTGACCAAGCGCTGGCTGGACCAGGCGGAGGGAGCTCAGCTGGACGGCCTAGGCGAGCTCGTGGGCGCCACCCGCCAGGGCCGGGACGACGAGGAGTACCGCCTGCGGCTTCAGGCCCAGGTAACCATCAACACCGGGGCCGGGACGCCCGAGGACCTGATCCAGGGCGTGGGCCAGCTGACCGGGGCCAACCAGGTCCAGGTGCGCGAGAAGTACCCCGCGGCCTACGAGCTGTTCATCAACGTAACCTCGCTGCCGGCGGACCTGCGCGCGCTTATCGCGACCCTGTCGCCCGCGGGCGTAGCGGCGACGTTCCTGATCGTGACCGAAGACGCGGAGCCGTTCGGGTTTGACAACGACCCCGGCGCCATTGGATTTAACGAGCTCGGGGATGACTCGGGCGGGGCATTTTCGGAGTTGCTAAATGGCTGAAAGACCCGATAAGCTGCCGCGCTGGGCCGAGGACGACATCGTCGACCCGGTGAGCGGCCAGAACAACGTCGACGAGCCGCCCGAGGAGCGTAAGGACTCGGGTTGGGAACGCAACGAGAAACCGCCACGGCAGTGGTTCAACTGGCTGCAGCGCGCGTATTACCGTTGGCTGCGCTGGATCGTGGAGGAGCGCCTGGACAAGGCCACCCACGAGGCCATCGCCGATCGGTTGGCCCAGCGCGACGGGGACGGGCGCCTGGAGGTGCAGGACCCGAACGACGACCTGGACGCCACGAACAGGGGCTACGTGGACGACGGCGATGCCCATGTTCAGCAAAACCTCGAGGATCACATTACCGACGATGAGCCAGGCGTACATGGTACGGGCACCGCGGCTTTTCGCGACACCGGCATGGCCCTCGACGAGGTGCCGACGAATGCGGACCGTGACGGGCGAGATAACACATTCACTGGCAACAACACGTTTACCCAGTCAGTGAGCGTTGGTCCGGCGTCGCAGCCAACTCACGCTGTTCCGCTGGGTCAGGCGGCGGTCACAGGATACTCGGTCGGCGACGCGGCACAATGGGTGCGAATGCCAGCGCCACCTCGGTTTTCCTATTGGGACGAGATCAGCACACCGACGAGTGCCTACCTGCTGGGCGTCCACGGGTCTGGCGGGACATGGATCGTGGCGGGGAGCAGTGGCACGATCCTGCGCTCCACTGACGACGGTCAGAGCTGGGACTCGATCAGCACACCGACGAGTGCCCACCTGCGGGGCGTCCACGGGTCTGGCGGGACATGGATCGTGGCGGGGAACGGTGGCACGATCCTGCGCTCCACTGATGACGGCCAGAGCTGGGACGAGATCAGCACACCGACGAGTGCCTACCTGTGGGACGTCCACGAAGCCGGCGGCACGTGGATCGTGGCGGGGAGCAGTGGCACGATCCTGCGCTCCACTGACGACGGTCAGAGCTGGGACTC